TAGATTCAAATGTATTTACACAAAGTATTATTGATGGATTTATATTAGATTCTGAATTTAGAATTTTAAGAGAAGTAGATTCTGATAATAATAGAAAATATGCAACTGCAACTATTATTGCAGGTCAACCTTATGTAAGTACACCTTTATTAACATCTCAAACTTTGATTATTAGAGAAGCTCAAATTATTCCAAGTGCTAACTATACAGGGCCTAATGCTGTAGTAGAATATAGAGATACAGGCTTTATTAATGAATATAATGCTAGTAATGCAACAGGATTACCTAAGTATTTCAGTTATTGGGATGAAGAAAACATAGTAGTAGCTCCAATTCCTGACTTGACATATACCATGCAAATAAATTATATCTTGAAGCCAGCAGGATTATCTGCTAATAATACGACAACATATTTAAGTAATCAGTTTCCCACTGGTTTATTGTATGCATGCCTTGTTGAGGCATACGGGTTTTTAAAGGGTCCGGCAGACATGATACAATTTTATGAACAAAAGTATCAAAGTGTGCTACAAGGATTCTCTATTGAACAAATGGGAAGAAGAAGACGAGATGAATACCAAGAAGGTTCACCTCAGATTCAAAAAAGTTAATTAATTAGGAGAAAAATATGGCGTTTACAGGAAATGCAGTTGCAAATAGTTTTAAACAACAACTATTTCAAGGTGGACATGATTTTACGTTGACAACAGGAAATGTTTTTAATTTAGCTCTTTACACTTCTGCAGCGACTTTAACTTCAGCAACAACAGTTTACACTTCAACAAGTGAAGTTGCAAATACTGGTCAGTACGTAACGGGTGGTGGAGTTCTTACAAATGTATCACCTCTTGTTTCAAGTGGAGTTGCATTTATAGATTTTGCAGATATTTCTTTTACTGGAGTTACTTTAACTGCAGCAGGAGCTTTGATTTACAATACATCAAACACTAATGCAGCAGTATGTGTATTAGATTTCGGAGCGGATAAAACTGCAACATCTGGAACTTTTACAATTCAGTTTCCAGCAGATACAACAGCGGACGCTATCTTAAGAATCGGTAACGCATAATAGGAGTCACCTATTATGGCTAATGGCTGGAATCAAGGTAGTTGGGGAGACCTGGCTTGGAGTGGAATATTAAATTCTACTGTTGAAGTAACAGGACAACAATTAAATATTTCTCAAGGTGATGAGATTATTAATATTGATGTTAATTTTCAATTAACTGGTCAACAATTAAATATAAATTTAAATTCTGTAACTGCATTAACTACAACTGATGTTTTTTTAACAGGTCAGCAACTTAATATTTCATTAGGTGAAGAAAGTATAACTGGAACAGCTAATATTGATTTAACAGGGCAACAATTAAATATTTCACAAGGAAATATTTTAACTGAAGTTAATACACCTGTAGATATAACTGGATTACAACTTAATATTTCATTAGGTGAAGAAAGTATAACTGGAACAGCTAATATTGATTTAACAGGGCAACAATTAAATACATCGTTAAATAGTGTTACTCCAATAATTAGTGTAAATGTTGATTTAACAGGTCAACAATTAAATGTTTCTGAAGGAGAAGTAGATCCAAGTCCAGATGCTACAGTTACTGGTATTGGAATGACTGTGGATTTAGCCATTGGAACAGTGGTTATAGGAACAGGTAATGTTGAATTAACAGGACAACAATTAAACATAGGTCAAGGCACTGTAGAAGCTGTACCTAATACTTTAGTAAGTGTTACAGGAATTGGTCTAACTATTGTTCAAGGAACAGTATTTGCTGGAGCTAGTATAGTTATTCCAATAATAGGAAATGGATTGACTATAGCTTTAAATAGTATAAATAATCAAATCTGGACAGTTGTTAATACAGGAACTGATGCAACCTGGATAGAGATTGACACGGCTGCTTAAATTTAATAAATTAACAAAATAAGGAATTATTATGGCATCAAGTTATTCTACAGACCTCAAACTAGAGATTATGATAACTGGCGAAAACGCTGGTACATGGGGTGATATTACAAATACAAATTTAAACATTCTACAGCAAGCAATTGCTGGTTTTGAAACAGTGGCTCTTAATGCTACAACTGGTTCTACACTTACTTTTACAAATGGTGAACTTTCAAATGGTAAAAACGCTGTATTAAAACTTACAGGTACACTTACAGGTAACGTAGATGTTACTATTCCAGATGGAGGTTCTGGAACAGCTCCTGAAAAAGTTTATTTAATAGAAAATGGAACAGTTGGTGCTTTTACAGTTACAGTAAAAACAACTTCAGGAACTGGAGTTACATTTGGAGCAACTGATAAAGGAAAAAGACTTCTTTATTCTGATGGAACAAACATTGTAGATTCAGCTCTTCAAAATTTATCGTCAGACTTTACTCCGACATTATCTGCAAATTTAGATACTAATGCTAAAAATATTTTAATAGATGGTGGTAATTTTATTGGTGATGAAAGTGGTAATGAGCAAATTAAATTTGCAACTACAGCATCAGCAGTAAATGAAATTTCAGTTACAAACGCAGCAACAGGAAACTCTCCTATTATTTCAGCAACAGGTGGAGATACAAATGTTGGAATTACGTTAACACCAAAAGGTTCACTTGGAAGAATTACAGCAAATGGTGAAACTAAAATATTTGGTGTGTTGGAAGCCGTAACAATTTCCACAACTTATGTAACTGCATTTACATATGATGTACTTACACAAGCTGTTTATTTTCAAAACGTTAATTTAGGTTCTAACTTTACAGTTAATTTAAGAGGAAATGCTTCAACTGCATTAAACGCGGCTCTAGCAACAGGTGAATCTGTGACAGCTGCATTAATTACGAAACAAGGAAACACAACATTTTTTAATACATCTGTATTAACAGTTGATGGTACATCAACAGGAGTTACAGTTGTTTACCAAGGTGGATCAGCGCCAACAGCTGGAAACGCTTCATCTAATGATGTCTACACTTACACAGCAATCAAAACAGCGGCATCAACATACACAATATTAGCATCGATAACGCAATTTAAATAGGAGAAGAAAGAATGCCTTTACAATCTACACGCGGAGCTGCATCAGCAAAAGCATTTGGATTTACAGCTGGTGGTAAATCTTTTTTTATAGGTAATTTTACTATTTCAACTGATACTAGTGATTACGACATGAGATCTGCTGCAGTAGCTGGTGGATGGGATGGCACCACTGATGCAAATATAACAGTTACAATAAATTCTCCTGCCATAGTTAATGCAAGTTCTACAGGAACTCCTGCTTTTAATGTAGGGTCACCTTGGCCAGCGGGTTCTTTATTAACTGTTGTTAATAATGGTGTAATTTTAGGAAGAGGGGGCAACGGTGGTAATGGAAATGGAGGAACTGGAAATTCAGGAGGAACAGGATTAAATACAGGTAGAGCTGTTACTATGACAAATAATAATAGAATAGCTGGAGGCGGAGGAGGCGGAGGAGCAGGAGGACAAGGAACAGGGCAGGAAATTTTAAGAGGACCTATTAATTCAAGAGGTGGCGGAGGAGGAGGTGGAGGAATAGGAACTTCATCAGGAGGATCAGGTGGACCAGGAACAGGATCCGGAACTCCAGGAACTTCAGGAACTACGTCTGCTGCTGGACCAGGTGGACCAGGAGCTGCAAGAGTAGGATCTGGAGGAACAGGAGGACCAGGAGGAGCAGGAGGTAGTTATGGATCAGCTGGAACTGGAGGAACTCCAGGAACTGCTGGATCTGCAGGTAGTTCTACAAGTGGAGGACCTGCTGGATCAACTGGTTCTGCAATATTAGGATATTCTTATATTACATTTACAACTACAGGAACAATAAATGGTCCAACATCTGGGTAATATCTTGACAAAATTAATTAAAAATATAGTATAAAAATATGTCTATTGAATATAAAATTAGAAAATTTGATGAGTCTACAGGGCAAATTATTGTTCAATATAAAGATTTAGCACCTATATCAATAGATCTTCCAATTGATGAACAAGGAAATATTCCAATTAATGAAAATTTAGATAAACACATACAATCATATTTACCTGTGTGGCATTTTGCCAGAATAGAAAAATTAAAATTAGGCTTAAAATCAGAACAAATTAATTATATAAAATCATTAGTAGAAGCATTACCTGAGCCTACTGTTATAGAAGAAATAGTAGAAAATAATGTTGATAAAAGAGAACAAGATAAAGCTATTATAGTAGAAGTTCTCGAAGAATTGGGTCTATATCCTCCTAAATAATGAATATTTTATCAGAAAGAGATATAAATAAATATAGCTACACCGCCTATAATTATATGGCTAACTATTTAAAAAATAGAACTTACAAAAGTATAGAAGAATACTTATATAATACAGAAAAAATATCAATACCTTTAAAACCTATTTTATATGAAGGAAGTTACAAAATAGAAACAAATGAAATTATTAGTATAATATTTAAATTTGTTTATAAAAAATATTTAATAAGAATTAAAAATAATTTAGTAGATTCTTTTTGGAAATTTAATATTAATAAAAAAAATAAATTTCCTCTTATGACGTATGATATTAATACATTAGAACCATTAGAAGGATATTTATACAAGGAAAATAAAGAAATTAAATATTGTTTAAAAACAAATGACTTATTGCAAATTAATTATGGATGTAGTTATAATGAATTACCTAATGAAATTAAAAATAAATTAGATAATTTTGAATATAAAAATAAAATATTTGCATATGGACATAAGCCATATGGAACGATAGTATATTTCTATTATTAAAAATGAAAGAAAATTCTTTAAAAATTAATAATGCTCTCTCAATAGAGTTATGTCATTATTTAACAAGTGTTCTTTTATTAGAAAGTAAAATAAATAAAAATAAAGATTTATCTGTACCAGATGCCTTAGCATCCATTCAAAGTAACGTATTTTCAGACACTATACTTGAGAATGTTTGGCCATTTTTAGAAAATATTATAAAAGAAGAATTAATTCCAACCTATTCTTATTTAAGATTATATAAAAATAATAATATTTTACCAAAACATATCGATAAAACTAGTTGTGAAATTAGTATGACAATTCAATTAGGAAGATCACATAATTATGTATGGCCAATATTTATTGGAAAAAATAAATTTGAATTAGCAGAAGGAGATGGAATAATTTATAAAGGATATGAAGTTCCACATTGGAGAGAAAAATGCAAAGGACCTGATGGATATTATTCTGGTCATTTATTTTTACATTATGTTAAAGCTAATGGAAAATTTAAAGAATTAGCAGGTAATAAAAGATGGAAAAAACATCCTTTTATTAGATCTCGATCAAATAAAATGAATACAAAATGATAATAAATATTCCACCTAAATATAATATTGGATTAGAACCTTTTGCATATTGGGAAAATTTTTTAACAAAAGAAGATATTAATAAGATTATTTCTTTACCACAATGGAAAAAATTAAATTTAGCTGAAATTGGAGGAGATAAAGGCAATGCTGCTATAAATAAAGATATTCGTAGAACAGAGATATCATGGATGGATTTAAATCCTAAAACAGAAGAAATTTGGAAAAAAATAATGGATATTATATCGGAAGTTAATAGAAGATTTTTTCAATTTGAATTGACGGGTTGTTATGAAATGGCTCAATTAGGATTATATACAAGTAAACATAAAGATCACTATGATTGGCATACCGATGCTTGTGTACGTGATAATGGTGTTCCTCGTAAATTATCTATGGTTTTATCTTTGAGTGATGCAGATGAATTTGAAGGTGGTGAATTACAAATAAGGATAGGTAAAAATATAGAAACATTATCTATTAAAAAAGGAAGAGCGTGGTTTTTTCCATCTTATGTGTTACATAGAGTGACTCCAGTTACTAAAGGAATTAGAAAATCATTAGTAATTTGGATAGGGGGATATCCTTTTAAATAACCATTTCTTTTGTAAATACATATATTTATGTTATACGTACTAGAATGCCTTTACAGAAAATACAATTTAAACCAGGTTTTAATAAACAACAAACAGCAACCGGAGCCGAAGGGCAATGGATTGATGGGGATAATATTAGATTTAGGTATGGAGAGCCACAAAAAATAGGTGGTTGGCAACAATTAGTTGATGCTACTTTACCAGGACCGGTAAGAGATCAGCATACTTGGACAGCATTAGATGGTAAAAAATATGCAGCATTGGGATCATCTAAAGTACTAATTATTTATTATTCTGGATCTTTTTACGATATTACACCACTTGGAACAGCTCTAACATCTTGCACTTATACATCTACAACAGGTTCAGCAACAGTTACAATTAATAAAACAGGTCATCAATTAGAAGTTGGAGATTATATTATCTTTACAAGTGTCACAACTCCAGGAGGTCCTTCTACAAGTTTTACATCAGCAAGTTTTACAACAGATACATTTCAAATATTATCTATCCCTACTACAAATACATTTACAGTTACAATGTCGACTGCTGAAACTGGAACAGGAGTTACTGCGGGTGGATCATTAACTACTACGCCTTATATAACAATTGGATCAACATCACAAATTCCTGCTTATGGATTTGGGACAGGTAATTGGGGTGGTTCTGTTACTGGAAGTTTACAAGATCAATTAAATGGATCTATAAATGATTCTGCTACAACTATAATAGTCGATTCTACTACAAACTTTCCAGCATCTGGACTGATACAAATAGATTCAGAATTAATAACTTATGCTGGAAAAACAGCAACAGACTTTACAGGTTGTGTTAGAGGAGTAAATCAAACAACTGCAGCATCTCATGCAGATAATGCAACAGTAATTAATGCAACGGATTGGGTAGGATGGGGAGAAGAGACTTCTTCTAGCAATGTAACATTAGAACCCGGAAATTGGTCTCTTGATAACTTTGGCCAAATACTTGTTGCTACAATTAAAAATGGAAAAACATTTACTTGGAATCCTTCTGTTGCAAATAGATTAAGCACAAGAGCAGCCGTTGTAAGTGGAGCACCTACAAAATCTATTATGACCATCGTGTCTGATCGCGATAGGCATTTATTTGCAATTGGAACTGAAAATACAATTGGAGATATAGCAAGTTTTGATCCAATGCTTATAAGATTTTCTAATCAAGAAGATATTTCATCATGGAATCCAAAAGTTACAAATACTGCGGGAACATTTAGATTAGATACGGGAAATACTATTATTGCAGCAGTGCAAGGTAAAGATTATATATTGGTTTTAACAGATCAAGCAGCGTATATTGTTCAGTTTGTTGGACCTCCATTTACATTCTCAGTTAGACAAGTTGGAACAAATTGTGGATGTATAGGTCAACATGCCTTAGTTTATGCACAAGGTGCTGTTTTTTGGATGGGTTATGGTGGAGGATTTTTTGCATATGATGGCACTGTTAAACAAATACCATCATTAGTTGAAGACTTTGTATTTACAAATGATGGAGATAATTTAGGTATTAATTACGATGCAAGTCAAATAATTTATGGTTATCACAATTCATTATATAATGAAGTAGGTTGGAACTATGCAAAATCAGGTGCACAACAAGTAAATAGAAACGTTGTTTATAACTTTGTTGAAAATACTTGGGCTGTTGGATCATTGGCTAGAACAAGTTTTAGTGATTCAATTACTTATGATTTACCTTATGCAACAGAATATTATCCAACTAACACACCAACATTTCCAACCATTAATGGTGTAACAAATATTTACGGGTCATCTAAATATTGGGAACAAGAAACTGGTGTTAATGAAGTAGATGCAAATGGTAATGCTATAGCAATAGCCGCTTATATTAAATCAGGAGATTATGATATATCTGAACAAGGTTTAGGTGGAGATGGTCAATTAATTATGCGTGTTA